TATACCTCATCAGTATAATTGTTTATGCTATGGCAGTGATGACTGCTCTATAATACTAAGCGTATCATTACAGAGTGTCGCAACTTTGTACGTAAAACTGTGTTAGCAGCTCAGTATACGACCAATTGAAAGAACGTGTTATAGGATTACCTTAATAAAATTAAGCTACTAAAATATTTAATATACTTAATCTATTGCGGCGATCGAAGGTTGTTAAAAAGGAATGGATAACTCTACCTGAGTTACACTCATTCTTTAAACTTCCATCTATTATCACGGGTACAAAAGGTAGTATTAAATTCCTTAAACTGCTAAATAGTCGTATCGTAGCATTGGTTGGAACCAATGGTTGGTCTTTTACCTTCCTTTATTTAAAGGAGGTTTTAAGATTAACAATACGCGCACTAGGAGGTCAACCGGAAACTCTTTGGAATAATTCTATTCCTCGGGTTAAACGAGACTTCTCCGGCCTTCCTACTATAATTCCACTATCCCTACGGCTGGCTCTTCGTGAACCAGCTGGGAATGTGAATATAGTGAGAGTTACACTTTGTGTACTTTCCGTTTTCAGAGTGTTTAAAGTACCTGTAAAACCTTCTTTAGAGAGTATAATATCTCCCTTCGATGGAATTACTCGTACATATGACTGCTTAGTCATACGTAAAGCTTTAAACAAGTTGAATTTGAAGGTTAAATTTTCAATCTTTAGAGGTTTCATTTCCGAATCCGCAGGTCCAAATAGTCGATTCGCAACTTGGGGATCTACATTAGATGCTTTAGCATTTCTTGAATATCCTCGTCAATTATTAACATTCGTTAAAATTGCACTAGTTACTAAAAGCTATTGGTATTTAGCATTGTTCATAACTATATTATTAGTTTATGGACCGCTTTATTTTACCTTACGAATCTTCGGGATGATTGCTCCGTTAAGAATGGGTAAACTTTCAACTGTTTATGACCAAGCTGGAAAAGCCAGAATTGTTGCAATAACAAACTGGTGGATCCAACTTGCTTTAAAACCATTACATGATAGTATTTTCAATTCACTTCGTAAATGGAGTGATATTGACGGTACATTTGATCAAGGGGGTCCCCTTCTTCGTTTATACAAAGAAAGAGATCCTAGATACAAATTCTCATGTTTTGATTTATCATCAGCAACTGATCGTCTACCTATAACCCTACAAGTGGATATACTAAATGCCTTAGGCGTTAGAGGAGACTTGTGGTCCGAGTTATTGAACTTCCAATGGTCCATATCAGGTGATCTTTTTAAACTTAGTGATAAGTTCAAAATTAATCAGCTGATGGGTATTCCTTCGAAAATCCTCTGGAAAGAGGCTTTCGTGAAATACGCCGTTGGTCAACCTATGGGTGCCTACTCGAGTTGGGGAATGTTGGCTGTAACACATCATGTTATAGTACAAATTGCTGCAATAAGAGCTGGCTTCAGTAAAAATACTTTCAGACAGTACTGCGTACTCGGTGACGATATCGTTATTAATAATGATAGAGTTGCCGCTCACTACCAGGAAC